CTGGGGGTTGCCGGTCACGGTTTTCTATGGCAAAAAACAGGTCGGCGCTTGACGCCAAACGTGAACAAGCGATCTACCTCACCCGGCGGGCGAACCACAAAATCTCCCGACTCCGGTCCAAACGGGATGTTGAGGTCGCCGGAAGTGAATACGACTACCGGCGCCCCGCCAAAGTCGTCAAGCGGTACACCGAAAAGCAGCTGGACGCGTACAACGCCCGACTCCAGCAATTCAACGACCGCTCCACCCAGTTCGTCGGGGACGCCCACCGGCGCCCCATCCCGGCATCGGAATTCCGGGAACTGCACGTCGCCGAAGTCGCCCGACGCAAACACGCGCAGGAAATCTACGACCGTCACAAAAACATCAAACTCCCCGGCGTGGAAGGCCAACCCGGCACCGAAACCATCGGCGAACGCCGGGACAAGATGCGCGCCGACCGGAAAATGGCGGGCAACCCGTCCGTGAACGACCCGTACGACACCCCCATCCGGGAACCCAAAAACATCGCCAACCGCAAAGCGCTCAAAAAGCTCACCCGCGAAGCGAAAAGGAAAGCCGCCAAAGGCTGGGACGACAAGGAACTCAAACGCCAGATCGGGGAATTCTCCAAAATGGTGTCCAGGATCGGGGACGCCGACCTGGCCGCGTCGGTGAAAAAACTCACCCCCGGCCAGTTCCGCACCCTCTGGAACGACACCAACTTCGCCACCGCCGTATCGTCCCAATACGAAATCACCCGAACCGACCTGATCAGTGAGGAAGATAAGCCATGGCATATCCAAATCATTCACGACGCATTCACAGACGCTCGACGGTTAGTGGATTGGGCCAAAAAACTGGACCTATAAGCCGGTAGCACCGGCGGGCCATAACACAATTTTACTATGAAAAGGCGCCACAATGCCTATAAGAAAAAGTTTTATCAGCGCTTTGTTGAATGGTGGGTGACAGTTTTGGGGGCGAAAAAGCGGGTCAACTATGTAGCCGACTTCGAAACAACCACCGACCCGGACGACTGCCGGGTGTGGGCCTACGGACTCGCAAACATCGACACCGCCGACACCCTCTGGGACGTGGAAATAGGAACCAGCATCGAACGGTTCTGCAACCGCATGGCCGAAGAAAACAGTGTCTGCTACTTCCACAACCTCAAATTCGACTCCGCGTTCATCCTGGACTACCTGTTCCGGCAGGGCTACACCCACACGGACGACAAACCCCGCAAAGGGCAGTTCACATCCCTGATCTCAAACATGGGATCGTTCTACTCCATCACCGTGGCATGGAAAAACGGGACGCGAACCGAATTCCGGGACTCCCTCAAAAAACTCCCCTACTCGGTGTCCGTCATCGCCAAAGCGTTCGGCATGGAAGAAGCCAAAGGCGAACTCGACTACGACGCCTACCGGGCGCCCGGGCACATTGCCACCGCAGCCGAACGCGCCTACATCGCCGCTGACGTCCTGATCGTCGCCCGGGCACTGAAAACCCAGTTCGACTCCGGGATGGAGAAACTTACCGTCGGTTCGGACGCGCTGCACGAATTCAAGGCGATCACCGGGCGCATGTTCGACAAACTGTTCCCCGTCCTTCCTGAGGTCATGGACCAGGAAATCCGGGCCGCGTACCGGGGCGGGTGGACGTACCGGGACGAACGGTTCGCCGGTCACATCACCGGCCCCGGTGCCGTGTACGACGTGAACTCGCTCTACCCGTCGGTCATGTATGACAGGTTGCTGCCCTACGGGGAACCGGTCTACGCTCCCGGGCTCCCCAAAGCCGGGAACGACTACCCGCTGTTCATTGTCTCGGTGACGTTCACAGCCGAACTGAAACCCGGACACGTGCCCTGCATCCAGGTCAAAGGGTCAAGCTTTTTCCTCGCCACCGAATACCAGAAGTCCATCAAGGAACCCGTCACCATGTCCTGCACCAACGTTGATCTGGCGCTGTGGGAGGAACACTACGATCTGGAAATCCTGTCGTACAACGGTGGCTGGCAGTTCCACGGCGTTACCGGACTGTTCACCGAATACATCGACAAGTGGATGGAAGTCAAAGCCAACAACACCGGCGCGTTGCGGGCACTGGCGAAACTGATGCTGAACTCCCTGTACGGGAAGTTCGCCACCAACCCCTGTGTGACCCCCAAAATCCCTGTCTTTGACGACGAAAACAATGTGGTGAAACTGATCATGGGCGCCGATGACAAACGCGATCCGGTGTACACGGCCATGGGTGCTTTCATCACCGCCTACGCCCGGGACGTCACCATCCGGGCCGCGCAGGACAACTACGACGTGTTCGCCTACGCCGACACCGACTCGTTGCATCTGCTCACCACCGACCCGCCGGTAGGATTGGAAATCGACGACAACAAACTGGGTACCTGGAAAAAGGAATACGAATTCGAGGCCGGGTTGTTTGTCCGGGCGAAAGCCTATATTGAGCGGTTGCCCGACGGCGGGCATGTAACCCATGTAGCGGGTTTGCCCGACCGTATCGCCCACCAAATGACGATCGACGATTTCCAGAACGGTCGCCGGTTCGCCGGTAAACTCCAACCCAAACGCGTCCCCGGCGGAATGGTTCTGGAGGATGTGGGGTTCACCATGAACATGGAGTAACATAAAAACATAAGCAATAATCCACTAGCTAAGGAAAGTGCCACAATGGCTGAGAAAGGTGTACAGGTTTCCGCGACAGTCCCCCGCGAATGGGACGACATTCTGGAGGACCACAAGTGGGACGTCCGGAAAACCAAAACAAAGGTCATCTACACCGCCGTCCAGGAATACCTGGTCAAGCGCAATCTGATCGAAGATCCCGACGGAATTGTTGAGGAAAACCATGGCGGAGAATAACCCCATCGGCTGCGCCACCAACCTGGGCGGTGTGCACAACTTCCAAGGGCTCAACACCGACACAATTTTCTGCTCCCAGTGCGGTATCTGGGCAGTAGTGACACCGGCGGCGGCCGGTCACAAGGAACGTGGTCTGACGGAATAGTGTGTTGTGTCCACCGCCGGAACGCTCCCCTTGAATGGGGCCGGCAGTAGGTTTGGCCGTAGCAGGTTACACATCCCACGCTTTCAGACCCGAAAAAGGAAAACCCCCGGAATGTCACCCGCCCACACGGTGGGAGATAAACTAACCGGGGGTTTTCCGCACCCATCGACAATAAGGAGTCACAATGCCTAAGACATTCGCAGAGCTTATGGAGCAGTTCCGCAACCCGGGCGACACGGGTATCCCGGAAACGTTCGAAACCGATCTGACAGAAACGTTCAACCATGAACTGTCCATCCGGGACGCAGCCATTAGCGAACGGGAGCAGAAAATCCTTGACGCTGAAAAAGCTAAAGCAGAAGCTGAGGCTGAGGTGACAAGGGTTAAAGCGGTGAATTATGATCTAATGGTTTCAGCACCAAAGGCCGGGGAACCGGCAAATGATAACCCAGTCGGTGAAATCACTGAGCCGGTTGGCATTGATTCCCTTTTCGAATAGGACAACACAGTGACCGTACTGGAAGTAAAAACCCTCAAACCGACCGCCAATGAAATCCTGCTCGACAAGATCAGGGATGACGCGTCGCCCGACTACATCGCCCGTATCCCGTCCGCCACCCAGGCCGGTGTCCAGGGTGTGCTGAAGGCCCTGCAAACCTACCGGCCGCAGCAAAACGAATTCATCGACGCCATGGTGAACAAAATCGCGTTGACCGTGATCCGTGGCACGTCGTGGACGAACCCTTTGGCGTTCGCGAAAAAGGGTCTGCTCACCGGCGGCGACACCGTTGAAGAGGTCATGGTTGGTCTGATCAAGGCCAAAACCTATGACCCGTCCCGGGACGCCCTGGAGGCGGAACTGTTCGGCACGGCACCCATCGAAGTCCAGGCGAACTACCACAAGCTGAACCGCCGGGACAAGTACAAGGTCACCATCAACCAGCCGCTGTTGATGAACGCGTTCAACCAGCCCATGGGTCTGTCCAGTTTCGCGGGCCAGATCATGGCCGCCCCGGGCACGTCGGACCAGTGGGACGAATTCCTGTTGATGTGCCGTCTGTTCGCGGAGTACGAATCAAACGGCGGTTTCTTCAAGGTCGGTATCCGTGATATCACCTCTGAGGGTCTTGACCCGGTTACCCGGGCGCAGGACGCCCGCGACATCATCATCAAAATGAGGGCACTGGCCGGGAACCTGAAGTTCATTTCCACCGCGTACAACGCCGCCCGCATGCCGATTTCGGCACAGCCGGATGAACTGTACCTGTTCATCACCCCGGAAATGAACGCCGTTCTCGACGTCGAAGCCCTCGCCGCTGCGTTCAACGTGGACAAGATGGGTGTTTCCGGACGTATCATCGAAATCCCGCGCGAGCAGTTCGGCATTGACGGGGTGGAAGCGATCATTTCCACCAAAGACTTTTTCCAGGTCTTTGACCAGTTGTTCGAAACGGCGTCCCAGTGGAACCCGGCATCGTTGCAGAACAACTACTGGTTGCACCGCTGGCAGCTTATTTCCGCGTCCCGGTTCGTTCCGGCCATTGCATTCAGCACCAACGGGGGCGACGAAATCATCAAGCTCAACCCGGAGGTCACCGCTTTGGAGGCGATCACCATCCTTGCAGCCGACGGCACCACACCCACCGACGTCAAGCGTGGTGAGCGTTACCAGCTGACCACCAACACGGTCACAGAAGGCAACTCGGACGGTGTCCGTTGGGCAGTGTTCGGCAACACGTCCCCGCGTACCACTCTGTCCCAGACCGGTGTCCTCACCGTCGGCGGCGACGAGGGCGCGGCATCGCTGAAGTTCATCGCAACCTCGACCTGGTTGGATCCGGAGAACCTGATGCGCGACGGTGCCACCGTTACCAAGACCATGAACGTGACCGGCGAAGCCGTGCTGGATGCGTGGCCGAACGTTGACGGGCTCCTGAACGCTGACGGCACCTCGTCCGTGGCCGACGACGAGCAGAACGATGTGGATAACATCACGGTCAAGGGTGTTACCCTCACCCCGCCGTTCGTCAAGACCACCTACACTTACACGGTGACGGTCCCGGGCGGTACGGCTGAAAAGTCCGACGTGAATGTTGAGGGACCGGATAAGGGCGACGTCCGCATTACCAAGACCGGTAATGTATTCAAGGTCGAGGCCGCCGGTGCCGCCGGTGATCCGGTGTACACTATTACTGTTAGCTAGTCCGGAACCCCACTTATTCGGATAGCAAACAGGGCATGTGGCGCCCTTAGCAAAGAAACCCCCGGCATGCGTGCCGGGGGTTTCCTTGTGTTATTCGGGTAGTCTATTGGTAAGCCATTATTTACTGAAAGGGTAAATGCCTTGACACAGTTCCAGGATTTACCGTCCGAAAAGACATTCGGACACGGTTTCAATTACGCGGTCTGGTCCGGTAACACAACCATTTCGCTTCACAAAGTTCCCTGGGATTCGTCCTACAAGGACCTGTACCGGCCCGAAACAATCGCCGAATTCGAGAATTTTCTGGCAACCCAGACGGGTCCGGTGATCACCACGAACACCAGCTACGCGGCGCTGGGCCGCCCGGTGCGGCTGCAGATCCCCTTCGAACAGGCCAACACGTACAACTATTTGCGGGCGTACAACCCGGCCCAACCGATCAGCGGCGGGGACACCGGCCGCGCCTACTACTACTTTGTGTCCTCGGTGAACTATGTGGCACCGGACACCACCGAATTCATCCTGCAGTTGGACGTGTGGGCGAACTACTGGAACACCACAGTGTTCGGTCGGTGCTTCATTGAGCGCTCCCACGCAGGTATCGCCAACGTGAACCGGATGAACGACTACGGCCGCGAATACCTCACCGTCCCCGAAGGGTTCGACCTGGGCAGCGAATACCAGATCGTGGACCAGTACAAACGCCACATTTCCAAGGCGTCCGGGGATTACTCCATCATGGTCACCTCAACTGTTGACCTGACGGCAAGCCCGGGCACGGTGGATGACCCCAACATGGTATCGGCGAAGGGATCGGACTTCGAACACCTGCCCAACGGGGCCGGACTATACCTGTTCGACACCATGGCCGATTTCAAGGATTTCCTGTACCTGTACGCCGACAAACCATGGGTCACCCAGGGAATCATCAACATCATGGCGATACCCGACAACGAGGACTACGGCATGTCCTACGATGAAACCGTTGTCGGTGCGGTCACCATCAAGGCGCTCAAAGGCGGGATGTTCAACCGGTTCTTTTACGCCATGCGGAACAACTGGCGTGATGACCTCACCGGGCACCTACCGGCCCGGTACCAGCACCTGGACAAGTTCAAGGTCTCCCCGTACACCACCCTCGAGCTCACCGCATACACCGGAACACCGGTGGTGCTGCGCCCGGAATCGTGGGCAAACCCGCACGCGATCATCCAGGAAATGCCGCACTTCGCACCCCCGGGCGCCCGTCTGGCGTTCGTCCCGTACCGGTACAACGCCGCCGGGCCCTACGACCCGGCCATGACCGATTTCACCGACTCCAACGGGGACCCGCACGACGACGGCGAATTCCTCGACGTCGCCACCGGGATCTGGAATTTCCCCACGTTCGCCCTGGTCAACAACGGCTACATGTCCTTCCTTGCCTCCAACCACAACTCCATTGCGTTCCAGCACAGCAGTGCGGACTGGTCACAGCAGCGGGCGCTCTCCGGGGCCGAACTCGGTGCGAACCAGGCGTCCTCGAACATCGACGCGTCCCGGTCCATCAACGCCATGGGAATGGTCGCTGCCGGACAGTCCAC